GAGGCCCAGGCACCCACCGACCCATCGTTGATCTCCGCGGACACACCAGCGGGCTCCTACGAACGGCAAAAAGGCATCGAAAAAGCTGCCTACGCCTTGTCAGTGCGGGCGCTTAAGGCAGGGCAACCGGACGCCGGCCGACTGGTTCAGATCCACAACAGCGCAGCCCGCAACCTAACCGCCGCCCGGGAAGAAGTGCTAACGTTAGCCGAGCGTGAACGGACTTTGGTCTCCGGTGACTGGGTCCGAAAGGTCATGCAGGAACACGACGGAGCGGTCGCAACATTGCTGCGATCAATGCCCAAACAACTCGCCGGCCGGATCGCGCCGCACGACCCCGAGCACGCAGAAAAGGAACTGGACCGCTGGGTTCAGGAAGTCGCCCTAGCCACATTGCAGCAAACCGACCCATGGAAATGAAGACCAAGCCAACCATCGAAAACGTCTCAATCGAGAAACTCAAAGCCTACGACCGCAACGCCCGGACCCATTCGTTTGAACAGGTCGCCCAGATCGCCGCTTCAATGGTCGAGTTTGGATTCACCAACCCGGTGTTGATCGACAAACATGGGACCATTGTGGCCGGGCACGGTCGCGTGGAAGCCGCCCGGTCGCTTGGATTGGAGGACGTGCCTTGCATTCGATTGGAACACCTCACCGAGGATCAAGTCCGGGCCTATTGCTTGGCTGACAACAAGTTGGCACTCAATGCGGGTTGGAACATGGACGCCTTAGCCGGGGAATTAAAAGGCCTCGACGCGGTCGGTTTCGACCTCAGCTTGACCGGTTTCAGCCCGGAGGAACTCGCCGAAATCATAGGCGACACCGTCGAAGACACCGACCCGCAGCAAGCCGCCCCAGAAGTCGAGTTCTCCGAGGAATTGCTCCACGCTCACAACTACGTTGTCTTATACTTTGACAACCCGTTGGATTGGCAAGTTGCCCAAGAAAAGTTTGCACTCAAGGAGGTCAAAGACCTCATCCCGAGAAAAGGACAACCCACCGGCATCGGCCGGGTCATCCGCGGGTCCGAATGGCTCAACCGCATCGCATGAAAGACCCCACCGTGTCCGTCATCATCCCGTCGTTTCGTCGGGCGCATCCAGATCGACTGCCCGGGCGGGATTATTTTAAATCCGCCCGATACTGCGTCCCGGAATCACAGGCCGCGGACTACGCAGCCGTGGTCGGTGTGGATCGGGTTTTAACCCTGCCCGACGCATCCGATGGGAACATTGCCCGAAAACGGAATTGGATCCTGCGGAATGTCCCGCGGCCGTTGGTCATGATCGACGACGACGTCAGCGGGCTGTGCCACACGGAGGGCGTTTACAACCGGAGCAAGTGGACCGGAAAGAGCAACCAGAAGATCATGCTGGCGCCGGAGCAAGCCGACGACCTTATCATTCGTGGATTCAACCTCGCCCAGCAGTTTGGATGCGTTTTGTGGGGTCTCAATCTCAACGAGGACGGGCGAATCTACAAACAGTTCAAGCCGTTTTCGCTATCCGCTCCGGTGTTGGGGCCGTTCACCGGGCATTTGTCGCACCGATACCTCAACGACGAAAGGATGGGGTCGAAGGACGACTACGACTTTGCGCTCCAAGTGTTGAACAAAGAGCGAAAGATACTCCGCCTAAATAAATACGCCTACGTCTGCGAACATGGAGACAATGCGGGCGGGATCGTGTCGAGCCGGACCATCGAGTCAGAAACCAAGTTTTGCCGAGCCATTGAAAGAAAGTGGGGGCGTCACGTCATCCAATACTCGCTGCAACCAAAACGCATGGCCGACTTGCTCAATGCCCGAGTTGTGGTCCCGATTGGAAACGTCTAATGCTCACCGACTTACAACGAGACCTTTTGGAGTTCCGCCGGGGCTTGTACCGCCCGACACCGCGGCAAACCGTGGTCCAATGGGCCGAGGCCAATCTCAAACTGACCGCGAGGCAAACCGAACACCCGGGACCGTACTCGACCAGCGTTCGACCCTACGTCAGGGAGCCGCTTGAATGTTGGAAGGACTCCGGGGTCGTTGAAATGACGCTGTGCTGGGGATCTCAGACCAGCAAAACCACCACCCTAATGGCTGGCCTTGCGTGGTTGATCGACAACGAGCCAAGCCCGGCGTTGTGGTTGATGCCCACCGAAGGCCTTGCCCGGTCGTTTTCCAAAAGTCGATGGATGCCCATGCTTGAAGACTGTCCGGCAATGGTCGCGCATTTCCCGAGCGACAAGGACAAGTTGACCCACCTCGAACAGCATTTTGACCGCTCGACGCTAACTTTTGTGGGCAGCAACAGCCCGGCCAACCTAGCCTCACGACCCGTCCGGGTGCTGGTAGCCGATGAGGTTGACAAGTTCGCCCAAGCCTCAGACCGGGAAGCCGACGCGCTGGACTTAGCCGAGCAGCGCCTCAAGGCGTTCTCATCCTCCAAACTGTTTCTGACCTCGACCCCGACCACCACCGAGGGCCGAATCTGGCAAAGGTTCCTTCGTGGGGACCAGCGCCGGTATTACCTTCCCTGCCCGAATTGCAAGGCGTTGATCCGGCTGGAGTGGAAGCAGGTCAAGTGGGACGAAAGCGCCAAGTTGGAAGACGGAAAGTGGGACTTCGGCAAGGTCCGCGGATCCGCCCGCTACGAGTGTCAACTTTGCAAGGGGGCCATCACCGACTCCCAAAAGGTCGCCAGCCTTCGACACGGCCAATGGATCCCAGAAAACAAGGGTTCGTTGCCCGGGGTCCGATCTTACCATCTGTCAAGCCTGTACAGCCCGGACCGGAAATGCACATGGGGTCACCTAGCCGTCCAGTTTTTGGAGGCCCAGGAATCCCTCATCGGGCTTCAGGGCTTCATCAACGGCAACCTCAGCGAGCCATGGGAAAACCAAGCCGCGCCCCGACAACGCGAGGAGTTAATCGTCGCAGGGACCGAAGGCGTTCCCGAAAAGGCGATCAAGTTTCTGACCGTAGACTGTCAGGCTTCCAGCCCGCACTTCTGGTTTGTGGTCAGGGCATGGAACGAGGACGGGTCATCCCGGGCCATCGACGCGGGGCCGCTCGACACTTGGCACGACGTGCGTGAAAAGCAGGGCCAGCACGGGGTGCAGGACGTCCACGTCATCATCGACTCAGGCTATGATGCCCCCAGCGTTTACTCCGAGTGCCTCCGGTGGGGACGATTCTTCCCGAGGACCGGCCGGGTGCCTCTGTGGGTCGGATGGATGCCGGCAAAAGGAATGCCAAGGAAAGGCTGGCGCAACCCAAAGACCGGGGTGGAGGATCCATTCTTCCTCCGAGGCATTGACCCTCGGGTCGGTGACAACGCTGGCCGGCAGGGACGTCTTGAACTCAAACTGCTGGAGTTTGGGACCGACGTGACCAAGGACATCCTCGAACGCCTCCGCAAGGGCAAGACAGCCACCCGGTGGGAGGTCGCCGACAACGTGGCCTCGCCGGAATACTGGAGGCACTTGGACTGCGAGCAAAAGGTCGCCAGACTTTCCAGCGCCACCGGCCGAACAACGTGGACGTGGCTGTCTCGTTCCTCAAAATGGCCGAATCACTTGGCCGACTGCGAAGTCATGCAAGTTGCCGGTGCAATTTTCCACAACCGCCTCCGCATGACCAACTCCGATGCAAACTGACCTCCTCACGACAAAGGAAATCGCCGCCATGCTCAAGCGGGCTCCGTCCTACGTCTACGCGATGAAGGCCCGAGGGTTCCCAATGCCAGGAGGTCGGGCGCGACTCACTGAGGCGTTGGCTTGGCTAACAAAACATCCGCAACCGCGGGCCGAACGCCGTCACGGGCGGAAATGAGCGAGGACGGTTCAAACCACCCGTAGCGTCAACGCTCTGTTCCTGCGGACCTTCAATCGTGGCAGTTTCTTCTGTATTCGCCCGCGGCCTCTTGCGTCACGTCTACTCGACGGTGACCCATGGGGCCACGCTGCTTGACAAGCTCAACAGCCTCAACAACGAGGCCGTCCACGCGCTTGAGTCAGGCAAGATCTTGCAGCAGACCACCGGCAATGGGCGGTCGGTGACGTTCCAAGTCAATGGTGCCGAAGGCGTGACTCCCACAGACATGGCTGAGGCCTTCAGCCGTTTGCTTGACCTCTACGACGACGCGGTGACAGCCGGAAATGCGACTGATGCCAATCGCTTCGGCTACATGATGGGACGGCTAAAACCCGTTCGTGCCTTCCGCAACGATTTCTCTAATCTGATGCGATGAAATTACTTGAACGCCTAGCCGCTGCGACTCGGTTCGTGGTTTCACCAAAAGCCCGGTACGAGGGAGCCCGCCAAACAACCCAGCGATCCACGCTGCACGGATCGGTTCAGTCGGCTTCGTTCGACATTGACCCCTACAGCCGTTACGAGTTGGTGCGTCGGTCCCGGTATTTCGAGCGCAATAACGCCTTCGTGAACCGGATCGCTGACCTTTTTGAGCAGTACACCGTAGGGCAGGGACTCGCGTTTTTCCCTTCATCGTCTGACACCGAGTGGAATGCGACCGCGCTTAATTACTGGCGCGACTGGCAACGGTTCGCCGATCTATCCTCCCGCCTGTCGTTTGGAAGCCTTCAGGGCATCATTGCCCGGGCGCTTTTCGTCGATGGTGAAATTTTCATCATCCTCACCCGAGGTGAATCTGGAAACCCTCGGATCCAGTTGGTCGAATCCCACCGGGTCAAAAGCCCGCCCGCTTTGCAGGGTCGGACAATTATTGACGGCGTCGAGGTGGACGAACGAGGCCGGCCGGTAGCCTACCACATCACCAACGACGACGGCAAACGGCAGGACATTTTCCAGCGAGTCGAAGCCGAGTTCGTTGTCCATGTTTTCGAGCCGGGACGCCCGGGTCAGTATCGCGGACTCCCGGCGCTTTACCCGGTCATGAACGACCTTCACGATCTAGACGACCTCCAGATCTTTGAGATGCAAGCCGCCAAGGCTGCTTCCAAGGTCCAAAACGTCATTAAGACCAAAGAAGGCGAGGTCACCGACGACGATATTATCCGCGGAACAATCCTCGGATCCGACGGGGTGGAGCGGGCCGATTACTACAAGGACGTCTTCGGTGGGGAGGTTGCTGTTCTTAAACACGGGGACGAGTTCAACCAGTTTCAGGTTGAGCGCCCGTCAGCCGCCACGTCGGGATATTGGGACTACCTGACCGCCAAGGTTTGTGCTGGCATTGGAATCCCGAAGGAGATCGTGCTGCCTACCTCGATGCAGGGCACCTCGATGCGGTCGGTTCTCGACATTGCCAACGCCTTTTTCCGGTCCCGGTCTTTCGTGATCGCGGATCACCTCCGCCGCGTCTACGAGTACGTCATCGAAACCGGGATCAAAACGGACTCGTCAATGCGTCCGGCACCGGCTGATTTCTATCGGTCAACCTTTCGGTCTCCGCGGTCCATCAATGTGGACGTGGGCCGCAATTCATCTGCCGCGGTCAACGAGTTCAAATGCGGCATGAGAACGCTCCAAAGCATCTACGCTGAGACCGGTGAGGACTGGCGCGAGCAACTGCGGCAAAAGGCGGCTGAAATTGCTTATGCCCAAGAGCTTGCTCAGGAGTTCAACGTGGACCGGGCCGAGATTATGACTCTTGACCCCAACGAGCTTTCGAGCAACAACGCCGCAGCAACAAACGCGTGAAAAACTGGTACGAGATCAAAGCACAAGCCCAATCGGATCAACCGATTGAGGTTCTGATTTACGACGAGATCGGCGGCTGGGGCATCACGGCTGCTCAATTTGTGCGCGACGTCAAAGCCCTCGGCAATGGTCCGATCAATGTCCGCATCAACTCGCCCGGCGGGTCGGTGTTCGACGGTCTGGCAATTTACCACTATTTGTCGTCTCGGCCTGACGTGACCGTCACCGTGGACGGCATTGCTGCCTCAATCGCTTCAATCATCGCCATGGCTGGCGCCAAACGCGTCATGCCGGCGTCGGCTTACCTCATGATCCACAACCCGTGGACTGGGGCCATCGGTGACGCCAATGACCTCCGCGAACAAGCCGATCTCCTCGACAAGTTGGGCGAGACCCTCGCCGGGATCTACTCGAAGGTGACCAAGAAGGGCAAAGAAGCTATCCGCGCCATGATGGACGCGGAAACTTGGATCGACGGCACCATGGCTCTGTCTGATGGATTCATGACCGACCTGACCGATGCCAAACCCATTTATGCCAAGGTCCGTGCCGACCGATTCGCTTGCACTCCGACCGCCTTGGTTCAGGCCGCAGCGCCGTCTGAACTCATGGTTGATGACTGTGTCAGTTGGAACGATTCAACCGGCACAGCTTACGGGGAAATTCTCGAAATCAAACGCGAGGGCACTCTTGAACTGCCAGACGCTGGAATCCTAGTCACCGCTTCCGCGGCCGATCCCGCTGCCTTGATTCAGCGGCATCAACCCATCCCGGGGACGGACGCTTTCGTCGAGGGGGACATTCTCGTTGGACTCAATTTCTCCCAACTGACCAAGGTCGAAGGCCTCAAAATTGTTGAGACCGAGTACAAGGACTCCGTGGTTGGTGACATCGAAGCCGTTTCAAAGACCGCGCCTCAAGCCGCTCGCAACGCATTTGACAAGGGCGTCAAGCAGGTCGAAGACGGCAAAGGTGGGGACGGACTCGAACCGGCAACCGTAAAGGAAGCCCGCAGCCTCAAGGCTGGCGAGGCACCGACCGAAGCCAAGATCCGCAAAGCTTACCGTTGGTGGGCTCGCAATGAGCGGTTCCTTGAAGCCGAGGTCGACAGCCCGGCTGACGTTGCTGGCAATCTTTGGGGCGGTGCTGCTGGCCGTGACTGGTTCCGCGCTCTGTACGCGCAACTGGAAGCAGAGACGGAGTCAAACAAAACAACCGAGACTGACCAAAACAACACCGAAACCATGC